CAAGACTTCTACTATCACTTTGAACAAAGTTGATGGTGCTAATACATTACCTCATCAAGCACAGTGCATCATATCCGCACTTGCTACTGCTGATAATAACAGCTTAACTGTTGAGGACTTAATTGGAACTGACGCATCTGGTCTTAACTCCGCACTTGACAAAGTTGCTGAGTTCAACACAGTCCAGACTCCAGCAAAGATATGGCAGTTCTACAAGAACAGGCTAATCAAGTCTGAGTTCATCACAGTCGAGTAATCTCGACTGACTGAGCCCACTGCTCCCTCAGTGGGCTTTTCTTTTCCTCTCCCATTCTCTTGCTCTCTGGTCTCTACTCCCTTGTTCTGCACGCTCACAGACTCCCCATACCCCCCTTTTTCGTGTGCTCGCGGGTCCCACCCGCCCGCCCCTGGACTTGCGTCCGCTTTTGCAAGTAGTTTTCAAATAAGTCCCCAGTGAAAAAAATTTTGCGAAAAAAATTTTTGCGTTTATACTTTTGGTATGGGATTTAAGTTAAGCATGATTCTAGGAGTCCTATTGGTAGCTTCTTTGGCAGGTTCGAAGTACCTTTTCGACCAATTATCGCAGTCTAAGGCGAATCAAGTGATATTAGAAAGTAAAATCACCGAGCAAAACGAATCTATAAAACAATACCTAGCTAAACAACAACAACTTTCCGCGGACCTCGGAAAGTTGGAAGCTCAAAAACAAGACGCACTCCGTGAAGTCAATAAACTTAAAAACACATTTGCTAAACACGATTTAGATAACCTTGCGTTAAACAAACCTGGACTAATAGAAAAAATCGTTAATAAAGGCAGCAAACAAGTCATGAATGACTTAGTAGAGCTAACTTCGGTCCAGAAGGAAACAACTAATGAAAATCAATAAGTCCTACCATTTAGTTTTACTAAGCTCATTCTTCTTTTTAACAGGCTGTTCTACATTAGGAGTTATGAGCGATTTGTTACCTAGCAAACCTGTAGAGGTAAATACGGTTGCGTTACCTGCACCTATGTACCATCCACCGCTGCCATTAGAAATACAAGCCGTTAATGTTGAATGGAAAGTTCTTACACCAGAAATCATGGAAGAATACCTAAAGTTAGTACAAGAAGGTAAAGCTCCCGCCGTTGCGTATTATGCGTTGACTACGCCTCAGTATGAGAACTTATCGATGAACATGGCGGAAATAAAAAGATATACACGAGATATTTTATCTATTGTTGAGTATTACAGGGAATACGATAAAGATGACGAATAAACAATGGCATGGCGGCAAAGGTAGTAGACAACGACCCACGGACCGCGAAAAGTTCAACGCTAACTTCGAAAGAATATTCAAAGACCGTAAGGCTAAAGAAAAACAATCCGCGAACCAAGAACTCCACTCATAACTTTTTCTCCTTTACTTTATTTTAGCCTTTTGCTTTGCAAATAGCCTAGAGTTAGCATATACTTAGCCTATGGCTGAACCTACAGGCACAATAGCACCTTACGAACCATCACCGTTGGAAAAACAACAACAAGCTATTGCTAACTTTCTATTAGATAAAGGAGTTATTTCAGATAACTACCGTGCACAACGTTTAGCGGAAAACATGACGTTTTTATCTGAATTTATTCCAGGATTCGGTGACGTACAGGGTGTACGTGAAGGTAAGTTTATGATGGACGAAGGCAGTCCTATGATGGGCGGCTTAATGATGGGTGCGAGTATGTTGCCTTTTGTTCCAGGCTCACCACTTATGCGTAAGGCAGAAAAGTTGCAAGCAGAAATAAAACAAGCTAGGTTTGACCAACAACGTGAACTGCGAAACATGGGCTCTGGAGATGGTGACGCGGCATTTAATGCTTCAGAACGGTTCAGGAAAAAAGCGGACAAAAAGGAAAAACAACTAAACGATATGATAGCTAAAGAAAAAGCTACACCAAATTTAGAACCGACAACTTCACCTAAAACATTACCTAAAGCAGTACAAGGCGAACTTAATTTACAACCTAAACAAGATTTATTATTTCACGGCAGTCAAACAACAGGATTAAAAAACCTAGAACTTCCTACAGGACAAAAACAATCTAGAGGAGGTATTTATTCGTTAGTGAACCCTAAAGACCCTAGATTTACAAGATACGTAGAAGGATTACCTAGTAAAGGTAGTCCAGGCTCTGGATATGTTTTACAACCTAGATTTGAAAAAGAACTTGATGTAAACAATATTCCTGAAGATATGTTACAAAAACTAACTAATCTAGAAATGTATCGTGGACGCCCTAGTAGACTAGGTTCAGAAAAACTAGATTTCGATATAAATCAAGTTTTACGTGGTGAACAGTTTATGCGTAGTAAAACACCTATGAATATAGATAAAGATTTCGCAGATGTTTTTACTAAAGAAGGTTATGACGCTTTACGTTTTCCTCCGAGAGCTATGAAAGGTGAAGGAGAAACTGTTGTTGCTTTAGACCCTAGTAAACTAGATATTGTAGACGAAATACCTTTTGACCAACTTGATGATTACATAAGAACGTTATTAAATGACTAGTAACGCTGATAAGCTAAAAGCTTTAAGAAATATAGACCTTGCGTATCTTAGCAAAGCAGAAGCTAAAGAGTTTACTGTTTTATTAGAAGAACTAGAAAAACGTGAGTTTCAAGAAAAAGCTACAAGTACCTTTATGGATTTTGTAAAATCTATATGGTCTGAATTTATTAACGGCGACCATCACGTAAAAATGGCTAAAGCTTTTGATGATATAGCTAGTGGCAAATTAAAACGTTTAATTATCAATATGCCGCCTAGACATACAAAGTCTGAGTTTGCATCGCATTTATTTCCTGCGTACCTTTTAGGTAAAAACCCTAAGTTAAAAATTATAGAAGCGACCCACACCGCTGACCTTGCAGTTAATTTTGGTAGGAAAGTTAGGGATTTAATTGACGGCGACGATTACAAAGAATTATTTCCTGAAACAGAACTAAAAGCGGATAGCCGTTCTGCTGGTAAATGGCTTACTAATAAAGGCGGTGAGTATTACGCAGCAGGTATCGGAGGTGCGTTAGCGGGTAGAGGTGCAGATTTGTTTATTATTGACGACCCACATTCTGAACAAGACGCTATGTCAGACAAAGCGTTAGAAGAAGCTTACGAATGGTTTATGGCAGGACCTCGTCAGAGGCTACAGCCTGGAGGTGCAATCGTTATAGTTATGACCCGTTGGAATAAAAAAGACCTAACAGGTAGATTAACTAGAAAAATGGCACAAGACGAAGGTTCAGACCAGTGGGAAATTATAGAATTTCCTGCAATTTTACCTAGCGGAAAACCTTTATGGAAAGAATTTTGGAAGTTAGAAGAACTTGAAAGTATAAAAGCTTCGGTAAGTCCGTCTAAATGGGCGGCACAGTACATGCAAAGACCTACAGGTGAGGGTATTTCGATTATTCCTAAAGACTGGTTTAACGTTTGGGACGAAAATACACCACCAAAATGCGATTATATTATACAAAGTTACGATACAGCATTTTTAAAATCAGAAAGAGCTGACTTTACGGCTATAACAACATGGGGCGTTTGGTACCCAGAAGGAAAAATAGGTGACGAAGTATATCACGGTAACGAAGCCCACTTAATTTTGATAGATTGTATCAAAGAAAGGTTTGATTTTCCTGAATTAAAACAAGAAGCATTACGTTTATACGAATATTGGGTACCTGATACAGTAATTATTGAAGCAAAAGCTAGTGGTATACCTTTAGTGCAAGAATTACGTAGAGCAGGTATACCTGTAAATACTTTTAGTCCAGGAAAAGGTCAAGATAAAATCGCTAGATTAAATTCTGTATCACCAATTTTCCAAGACGGACGCGTTTGGGTGCCTGATAATAGGTTTGGCGAAGAACTTATGGAAGAAGTTTCTGATTTTCCTGGTGGTGAAAACGATGACCTCGTTGATGCTACAACATTGGCGTTGGCAAGGTTTAGAGAAGGTGGCTTCTTACAATTAACTAGTGATTATTTCGAGGAAGAAAGTTATTATGAAGGCGAAAGGGTTTATTATTAATCAAAATCATACTATGATTTATCAACATGGCTATTGAAAAACAAGCAATTTCCGCAGTACCTGATAATTCTGAAGCTATAGAGCTTGAAATCATGGCACAGCCCGAAGAAGAAACTGAACTTTTTGTACAACCAGACGGTTCAATAGTTCGAGGCAGCGATATGCCCGAAGAAAACTTTTCAAAGTTCGGAGAAAACTTAGCGGACAGTTTAGACGAGCGTGAATTAAATACTATAGCCACAGAATTAGTCAGTTCTTTTGAAGACGATTTAGATTCTAGAAACGATTGGTTTCAAACCTATACAGAAGGACTAGATTTATTAGGAATAAATTCAACTTCTAGGTCACAACCTTTTGTTGGTGCTTCAGGAGTACACCACCCAATACTTGCAGAAGCAGTAACACAGTTCCAAGCCCAAGCTTATAAAGAATTATTACCTGCTGGAGGACCAGTAGATACAGAAGTTTTAGGAATGGCGGATAACGCTAAGATGGAAAAAGCAAATCGTGTCAAAAACTTCATGAATTATCAAATAACGTATAAAATGGAAGAATATGACCCAGAAATGGACCAACTTTTATTTTATTTACCGTTATCAGGCTCAGCATTTAAAAAAGTTTACTACGACCCTGCTGTTGGTAGAGCTGTAGCACGTTTTGTAAAAGCAGAAGATTTAGTAGTTCCGTATTATGCGGTAGATTTATTAACTTCTCCTAGAATTACCCACGTAATTCACATGAACGAAAACGAATTACGTAAATTACAGCTATCAGGTTTTTATAAAGACATGGATATGTCGGCTCCAGGAAGTTCTATAGACAATACTGAAGTAGATGACAAGATAGATGAGCTACAAGGACTAACTAGAACAGTAAATGACGAAGAATACACGCTTTTAGAGATGCATGTAGACTTAGATTTAGAAGGATATCAAGATACAGACGAAAATGGCGAAGAAACAGGCTTAGCACTGCCGTATATCGTTACTATTTGCAAAGATAACAATAAAATTCTAGCAATTAGAGAAAATTATCAAGAAAAAGACCCTATGAAGAAGAAAATTGAGTATTTTACTCATTATAAGTTTCTTCCAGGACTAGGTTTCTACGGATTCGGCTTAATTCACATGATGGGCGGACTAACTAAGTCAGTTACCGCGATTTTACGCCAATTAATAGACGCAGGAACGCTTTCTAACCTTCCTGCAGGATTTAAATCACGTGGATTGAATATTCAACGACATGACGACCCACTACAGCCTGGAGAATGGCGAGATGTGGATGCTCCAGGAGGAAGATTACAAGATTCTTTCCTTCCGCTACCTTATAAAGAGCCAAGCGGTACTTTAGCTACGTTATTAGGAGCATTAGTAGATTCAGGTAAAAGATTTGCAGCTACTGTAGAAAATCCGACAGGTGACGGTAATTCTGAGGCACCTGTAGGTACAACAGTAGCACTTATGGAAAAAGGACAAAGAGTTATGTCTGCTATCCATAAAAGATTACATTATGCACAAAGATGTGAGTTTAAAATTCTAAAAAGAGTATTTGGCGAGTTTTTACCACCAGAATACCCATATCAAGTACAAGGTGCGTCAGAAAGCGTATTTAAGCAAGATTTCGATAATTCAGTAGATGTTATTCCTGTTAGTGACCCTAATATCTTTAGTATGACGCAAAGAATAACGTTAGCCCAAGCACAACTACAAATGGCACAAGCGGCACCTGATTTACATGATTTAAGAGAATCTTACAGAAAAATGTATATAGCGTTAAATATTAAAGATATTGATGCGTTATTACCGCCAGAGGAAGAAGTACCTGCAAGAGACCCAATAAGCGAACAACAAGCCGCGATGACAGGTAATCCTATAAAAGCGTACCCTTTCCAAAACCACGAAGCTTATATTGCTTCACATAGTGCGTTTATGCAAAACCCTATGATTCAACAAAACCCTATTGCAATGCAGGCTATAGGTGCTAATATTCAAGAGCACCAGTCTATGTTGTACAGACAGCAAATAGAACAAGCAATGGGTCAACCGTTACCGCCTATGGAAGACGGTCAAATGCCGCCAGAAGTTATGAACCAAATTGCTATGATGGCAGCACAAGCTACACAACAAGTTACAGGTCAAGCACAGGCTATGGCACAGGCACAAGCCGCAGCACAACAAAACCCACAAATGGAAATGTTCCAGCAACAGCTACAGCTTGAAAAAGAACAATTAATGCAAAAAGCAGAAGATGATGCAAGAGACGCACAACTTGCTGCAATGAAAGCAGAACTAGATGCACAGATTAAGCGTGAGAAGATAGAAGCGGATTTAAGAGTACAAGATACTAAATCTGCTATAGAATTGCAAGAATTAGAACTAAAAGCAAAAGCTGACGCTGATAAGAACTATAATGAACTAGTAAAAACAGTTCGTGAAAGTAGAAAAACAAACGGAGAATAATATGCATAGAAACAGAGATTACCCGTCGCCTTCTAAAAAGGCAAACAGACCTGCACCTAGTGAACCTAAAATAGTAGACAACACTAAAACGCAATCTGTTACTGCTGGTGAAGTAAATACAGACGCAAAAGGCAACGTTGTTGGTAAAGAGTCAAAAGTAAAGGCTGCTTACGGACAAACTAAAGGACTTCTTTGGTATAACTACATTAAATAAATGGATTATATCTTAGCTACGGAGCATTTGCTTCGTAAATATCGTGAGAGAAAAGAAGCTCTTACGCAAACTCTCGCATCTGGAAGTATTGAAGATTTCGAACAATACCAAAGGATAGTCGGGGAAATAGCAGGTTTGAGTTTCGCTGAACAGGAAATTCAAACTTTACATTCTAATATGGAGGATGCACATGACTAGTAAAGTCGAAACACAAAAAGAAACTGTTCCAGATAGGGTCATGAATTTCGGAAGTAATAACGCAAAAGCCCCAGAAGCGGCTGATGAAGGTATTACTCCTGATAATTTAGAGGCTCATGCGGAATCGTTACCTCGTCCTACGGGGTATCGTATTTTAATATTACCTTTTGCACCTGCTTCGGTAACGAAGGGTGGCATACATATAGCTAAACAAACTGTTGATAAGGAAAGGTTAGCAACTGTTGTTGGTTATGTAGTTGCTATGGGACCAGACGCCTATAGCGACACATTCAAGTTTCCTGAAGGAGCTTGGTGTAAAGAAGGTGATTGGGTTATTTTCGGTAGATATGCTGGAGCTCGTTTTCAGATAGAAGGTGGCGATATGCGTCTTCTAAATGACGATGAGATACTAGCTACTATAGATGACCCAGAAGCAATTTTATCATAACAATCTTGAGGAGGACTCATGCAAAACGAAGCAGAAAAAATAGAATTAGAACTTCCAGAAGGGGAAGTTGACGTAAGAGAAGCAGATGTTGATAATTCAATTAAAGATGAAATAGTTGAAGAAGCACCTGTAGAAGAACAAGAAGCTCAACCAAAAGACGAGCTAGACCAAATTAGTGATTCAGTACAAAAACGTATTGATAAGCTAACTTATAAAATGCGAGAAGCAGAAAGACAGCGAGATGAAGCTGTTACTTATGCTCAAAGCGTAAATCAAACAGCTACACAGTTAAAAGAAAAGTTAAAGAATTCTGATTCTTCCCTTTTCAAAGAGTACGACAATAGAGTACAATCTGAAATAGCAAGAGCCAAAATCGTTTTGCGAGAGGCTCAGGACGCAGGAGACGGAGAAGCAGTTGCTGATGCAACTGAAAAACTTTCTAGAGTTAGTGCAGAAGCTGAAAATCTTAGAAGATTAGCAGCACAGCAAAAAGTTAGAGAGCAAAGTCAAGAACAAGAAGTTCCTGCAGAATCATATCAGCCTACACTACAACCACAGGCTGCTGGACCTGACCCTAAGGCAGAGGAATGGGCTAAAAAGAATACATGGTTCGGAGATGACCAAGCAATGACATTTGCAGCATTTGGAATACATAAAGAATTAGTAGAGGGCGGAGTAGACCCAACTTCTGATACGTATTACAGCGAAGTAGATAGACGTATGGCTGAAACATTCCCACACAAGTTTTCTAATGAGCAATCTGCACCCGTGCAACAGGTTGCCGCCTCTAGCAGAGGTGCTAGTGGTAAAAAATCATCACGCAAAATAAAATTGACACCAAGTCAGGTAGCAATAGCTAAAAGACTTAACGTGCCATTAGAAGAATATGCTAAGCATATCGAAGGAGTATAAAAATGACTGAAGAAAATAAAACAACAGAAGTCAGAACTGACCGTAACTCACGGTCTGCAGAGACACGAGCCTCTCAAACTCGCAGAACGCCTTGGAAACCCCCGTCAATGTTAGACGCACCAGAAGCACCTCCTGGATATCAATTCAGGTGGATTCGTGAAGCTACTAGAGGACAAGATGATAAATCTAATATGTCTAAACGTATTAGAGAAGGATATGAGCCTGTGAGAGCAGAAGATTATCCTGATTTCGAAGCCCCTACCATAGATAGTGGAAGCAACACGGGAGTCATTGGGGTTGGAGGTTTAATCCTCGCTAAAGTACCAGTTGAAACCGCACAAGAACGTACACAGTATTTTCAAAACCAAGCAAAATCTGCTATGGACGGTGTAGACCAGAACTATATGCGAGAAAGCGATGCTAGAATGCCTATAAAAGATAGTGATATCCAAAGGACTTCTAAAGTCGCGTTTGGCAGTAAACCTGCCAACAAAGGAGATTAATAATAACAATGTATATAATCAAAGGAGATTATCATGGCTAATACAAATAAACCTGATGGTTTTACTCCTGCGTATCACATGTACGGTGGTGTTATTCGTCCTGCAAAAATGAGAATCGCTAGTGGTTACGGAACCGCTATTTATAGTGGTGATGTGGTTACTCTTTCTAGTGGTTACGTTCAACAAGCAGGTGCGACTGATACCCCTGTAGGTGTATTCTACGGAGTATTCTATACAGCTACTGATGGGACACCAACTTTTTCTAAAGTATGGTCAGCATCAACAGCTACCCAAGGGAGTGCCGATGCAGAAGCTCTAGTTTACAATGACCCAGGAATTGTTTACGAAGCTCAATTTACAGCTGGAACACCAGCAGTAAGCTTTATCGGTAACAAATACACTCTTTCTACAACTGCTGGTTCTTCGAACAACGGTAGGTCTAAAGAGGGTGTGACTGCAACAACATCAAGTGGTGTGGCGTTATGTGTTGGATTCGCTTCGCAACCAAGCAATGAAATAGGTGCTTATGCGAGAGGATTATTCACATTCCCAACTAATACATTTGCTGTATAATCTAAGGAGAATAAATAATGGCAATTAATAGAGCCCAACTAGTTAAAGAACTAGTACCAGGACTCCATGCTCTCTTTGGATTAGAGTATGAGAGATATAATAACGAACACGAAGACATCTTCGACACCGAAACTTCTGAAAGAGCTTTCGAGGAAGAAGTAATGTTAAGTGGGTTTGGTGAAGCACCGACTAAAGGAGAAGGAGCAGCGGTCGTTTACGATACAGCTCAAGAATCCTGGACATCACGTTTCACACACGAAACCGTAGCATTAGCATTTGCGTTAACAGAAGAAGCTATCGAAGATAACCTTTACGATACTCTTTCTTCAAGATACACAAGAGCTTTAGCTAGGTCTATGCAACAAACTAAGCAAGTGAAAGCAGCTAACGTATTAAACAATGCGTTTAGTTCTTCATATGTTGGTGGAGATGGAAAAGAGCTTTGTGCTACTGACCATCCTACTGTTGCTAACGTGGATTTAAGAAACGAGTTGTCTACAGCAGCTGACTTAAACGAAACTTCTCTTGAACAAGCGTTGATTGACATCGCTGACTTCAAAGATGAAAGAAATCTAAAAGTTAATGCTCAGGCAAGAAAACTTATCATTCCACCTGCTTTACAATTTGTAGCAGATAGACTGATGGAAACTCCTGGAAGAGTTGGTACTTCAGATAATGACATCAATGCAATCAGAAACATGGGAATGATTTCTGAAGGTTATGTTGTAAATCATTATCTAACAGATACTGATGCTTTCTTTATCAAAACTGACGTACCTAACGGATTAAAACACTTCGTTAGAACTCCTGTATCAACTAGTATGGAAGGCGACTTCGAAACTGGTAATGTAAGATACAAAGCTAGAGAACGTTACAGCTTTGGTTGGAGTGACTGGAGAGGTATCTTCGGTTCCCCTGGAGCATAATTCACTTTCGTGAAAAAATTAAGGGAGCTTCGGCTCCCTTTCTTTTTTGTTTTTAATCATGTATCATGACAAGAGTTCTAGGATTAATACAAACAATCTATCGACTGACCTAGCAGACAAGCCAAGACGATAGAATTTATTAAGGAGACTTAATATGGCAAAATCAACATTTTCAGGTCCTGTAAAATCATTAGCAGGATTTATTTCAGCAGGTAATGCTAACGTAGTTAGTCTAACTGCAGACACATCTTTAACAGTAGACTCACATGCAGGTAAAATTCTTACTTGTAACGATGCAGACGGTAAATTTACTTTACCAAGTATTGTAGCTACTGCTCCAGGAAGAGATGATGACCCTAACCAAACTAATAACTTAGGTGCTACTTTTACTTTTGTAGTAGAAACAGCAGCTACTGATATGGATATTCTTACAGATGGCACAGATAAATTTGTTGGTGGACTATATCTGGGTAAAAGCGATGCAGCAGGTAAAACATTCTTTTCAGGTGCTAGTAATGATGTTATTACCTTAAACGGTACTACTAAGGGCGGTATAGCTGGAACTATTATCAAAGTAACTGCTATTGGTTCAGCTAAGTACGCAGTAGAAGGTATAGTATTAGCTTCTGGTACTGTAGTAACTCCATTTGCTGACGCATAATAGGAGAGTAATATGAGTTCATCCGATGTAAAAGCGTCCAAGGCTTTAACAGCCACAGGACAGCTACAAGGATATATTGGTAGTGGTGCTGGAACAGCAACGAACTTAGGACCAATAAGAATTCAATCTGTTCAAGCACAAGCAAGTGCAGCAGACGCCACTATAAAAATATATGACGGAACTAGTGCAAGTGGAACTAAACTTCTAATAGAGTTTAAATTTGGTAGTGCAGCAAACGAACAGTTTGACCATTACCTTCCTAACGATGGAGTAAAGTTCAACACTGGGGCTTATGTAGTATTAGCTAATTGCGACTTTTTTGTAGCATATTACAACTAATATGGCGACCTCAGGAACTCGTGCATTTAGTTTAGATGTAGCGACCGCAATCGAAGAAGCGTACGAACTTGCAGGATTGGAAGCTCGTACGTCTTATGATGCAGTAACTGCAAGACGTTCTTTAAACATTATGTTTGCTGACTGGTCAAACAGAGGCATTCAGATGTGGGAAGTTTCTAAAGTAGAGCTTACCCTAACACAAGGAACTAACGAGTACACCCTTAATTCTTTTGACATAGATATCTTAGATGCGTATATTGAAAGAACAGAAAACAATACTGTTACCGACTACGTTTTAGATAGAGTAGACAGAAACGAATACATCAATATTCCGAACAAAGCTACACAAGCAAGGTCAACAGAGTTTTGGCTAGAAAGACTAAAAGAACCTGTTCTTCATCTTTATCCAACGCCCGAGAACTCGACAGACAAACTCGTTTACTATGTGTGGCGTAGAATACAAGATAATACCGCTCAGGTTAATGACATAGATATACCAAGCAGGTTTATGCCTTGTGTAGTTTCAGGATTAGCGTATTATCTGTGCTTGAAAAAGAACGTACAAAAACTCGCTATAATGAAGGAACAATACGAACAAGACTTAGCTAACGCAATAAGGTACGATGAAGACCGTTCACCTTTAAGACTTGTTCCAAAACATGAGTATATCTAATGGCATACGCTTCAGGTAAATATGCTTACTTTATATGCGATACTTGTGGTTTTAGATATCCATATAAAGAAGCTAGAGGTAATTGGGAAAATTTTAGAACTTGTCAAGAGTGTTATGAACCAAAACATCCTCAACTAGACCCTCCAGTTGTTTCTGCAGATGCGGAAGTTCTTTGGAAACCTCGTCCAGATGTTTCTTTACCTAAAAGTCAATTAGGGGTTATAATCACTACAAACGCAGGTAGCGGTATGACTTTTGAATCAGACCCTATAGGAACAAAGTTTGATGGATTAAGAGCTACTAGTGGTTTAGGAAGTGTAACAGTGAGCATAGCATAATGGCAGGATTTACATACAGCGGATTAAAAACAGCAGTACAGAATTATCTAGATAATACTGAAACTACGTTTGTAAGCACTTTAGATACGTTTATACAAACAACTGAAGAACGTATTTTAAAGTCTGTACAACTTCCTGTTTTTCGTAAAAATGTTACAGGAACATTAACCCAAGACAATACCTATTTATCTACACCGACAGATTTTTTATCACCGTTTAGCTTAGCTTTAATAGACGGAAGTAATAATTACAGTTATTTATTATTAAAACACGTTTCTTTTATTAGAGATTACACACCACAACAAGCCACAACTGGTGAACCTCTTTACTATGCTCAGTTCGATGAAGATACTTTTATAGTAGCTCCTACACCAGATACAAATTATTCTGTTGAACTTCATTATAACTACAGACCTAATTCATTAACTACCGTAGGTGATGATAATCAAACTTGGTTATCAGAAAATGCTCCTAATGCTATGTTATATGGTTCTTTAGTAGAAGGTGCTGTATTCATGAAGTCTGACCCTAATACAATATCTTTGTACGAACAAAAATATCAAGAAGCTTTAGCTATGCTTAAATTACTAGGTGAATATAAAGACGTTAGAGATGAAGCAAGAAACGACCAAATTAAAATAATGCCACAAGGAACAACAAATGTTTAGTGTAGATGTAAAACCAACATTAGGAACGGTTAATGTTCAAACAACAGATAATAAAGGTTTAAGTCCTGAGTATTGGACTGAAAGATTAGTAGAAAAACTTATTGGTATAAGTGATAACGCTGACCCTATGGTGAAAGCCCAAGCAGAAGCGTTTAAAGACACTATACAACAAGTTATTTTATTATATATAAAACAAGCTATAAGTAGCGATAGAGCAACAGTAGCGGGTTTATTACAAAAACAAGGTCATAAAGAAATGGCTGATATTATTAGGAGACTATAATGGCAATAACGCAAGCAATGTGTACTTCATTTAAAAAAGAATTAATGACAGCTACACATAATTTTACCGCAGCAAGTGACCAATTTAAGTTAGCACTTTATACAAGTAGTGCTTCTTTAGATGCAGCCACTACTGCATATACTGCAAGTAATGAAGTGAGTGGAACTGGGTATACTGCTAAAGGTGCATTTTTAACAAGTGTCACCCCAACAACATCAGGTACAACAGCTTTAACTGATTTTAATGATTTAACATTCAGTACTGCTACAATTACTGCAAGAGGTGCTTTAATTTATAACGAAGCAGCAACTTCAGACCCTTCAGTTTGTGTGTTAGATTTTGGTGGAGATAAAACTTCAACAGCAGGTGATTTTACAATTCAATTCCCAACAGCAGACGCTTCAAACGCTATTATAAGAATAGCTTAAATAACCTATGTCGAGTGTGACAGGTTGGGGTCGAGGTACGTGGGGCAGTGCTGCCTGGAGTACATCTTTACCTGTTGAACTAACAGGAGTTTCCGCTACAGCTTCTGTTACTAGTGTAACTATTGTAGCAGAAGCTAATATAACACTTACAGGTGTTGCAGGAACTGCGACTTTAGGTAATGAAACAGTAGCCGCTAATGCAGATGTAAGCGTTACTGGTTTCAGTCTTACTTCTTCATTAGGAAATGAAACGGTAATAGGCACAGCTGTTATTTCACCTACAGGTGTTTCATCAACAGGAACGTTAGGTAACGAAAGCGTAGTAGCTGAAGCTGTTATTTCACCTACAGGTGTTTCATCAACAGGAACATTAGGTAACGAAACAGTAACAGGCACAGCTGTTATTTCACCTACAGGTATTGCTGGAACAGGTACTTTAGGTGATGAAAGTATTGCAGCAGACGCTAATACCACAACAACAGGCAATGTAGGTACTTCCGCATTAGGTAATGCGATTACAGCAGGAGCAGCTGTTACAGGTGTTGCAGCAGTAGCATCAGTTACAAGTTTAGGTGAAGAAACTGTTACAGCAGGAGCAAATGTAGCTGTTACAGGTCCAGGACTTACTTCAACTTTAGGTACGGTTACACAAAGAACATCTAATACAATAAGTGTAACAGGTTTAGCAGGAACTTCAGGAGTAGGTTCTGTAACCCTTATAGCTAAAGCGGTTGTGGTTCTTACAGGCGTAGAAGGACAGGGTAAAGTTAAAACTATTAATATTTGGGGATTAGTAAACGATGCTCAAACACCAAGTTATTCAGATGTTTCAACAACTCAAACACCTAACTATTCAACTATTTCAGATGCACAAACACCAAATTGGAAGGAAGTTGCTTAACTATTACATAAAAAATAAGGTATAATCAAAACGGAGAACAACAAAAATGGCAAGTACATACGTAAATGACCTAAGACTTAACGAGATGGCTACTGGGGATGCTAGTGGTACATGGGGCGAAGTTACAAACACAAACTTAGAATTAATTGCTGAAGCTTTTAGTTATGGTACTGAAGCTATAACAACTAATGCTGATACGCATACAACAACTATAGCAGACGGAGCAACCGACCCTGGAAGGTCAATGTACCTTAAATATACAGGTACTTTAGATTCAGCCTGTACTATTACCATCGGTCCTAACACCGTTAGTAAAATGTGGTTTATTGAAAACGCTACTAGCGGTTCTCAAAATATAGTAATTTCTCAAGGTAGTGGAGCTAATATCACTATTCCTGCAGGAGACGTAAAAGTAGTTTACTCAGACGGAGCAGGAAGTGGAGCAGCTATTACTGACGCTTTCGCTAGTCTTAACGTAGTAGATTTAAAAGTACAAGACGATTTAACCGTAACAGATGATGCTTCTGTTGGAGGAGATTTAACTGTTACAGGTAGTATTGCAGGAACTTTATCTACAGCAGCTCAACCTAATATTACAAGTCTTGGTACGCTTACAGGTTTAACAACTACAGGCGATATTAACTTTGGCGATAACGACAAAGCCATATTCGGAGCAGGTTCAGATTTACAGATTTATCATGATGGTAGTAATAGCTATGTAAAAGATGCTGGAACTGGGGATTTATATATACAAGGTGAAGCTAATGTAAGAATAACAGATGGCGATGGAAATAAAATGTTCCTTGGTCAAAATGATGGAGAAGTCCAGTTATATTATAATGGCTTTGAAAAACTAAATACAACAAATACAGGCATAGACGTAACAGGAGCTATCAGTACCGACACAATCAATGGCGTAGGTATATCTTCTAATATATCTAACTTTTCTGAAAGCATACTTATTAGTAACGATGCAGGTACAGGTACTTTATCTAGTGCTGATAAAAATACAGGTTTAGGTTTTGAAGTATTTGATGATTTAACAAGCGGTGATAACAATACAGCTTTAGGACATCAAGCATTAACTAAATTAACAACAGGTTCTAGTAATACCGCAATAGGTATCGGTGCTTTAGATGCCAACACTACAGCAAATAATAATGTTGCTGTGGGTGCTAGTTCTTTAACAGCAAATACTACTGGTACAGCAAATGTCGCAGTTGGTGTTAATAGTTTAAACGCGAATACAACCGCAGATAATAATACAGCTTTAGGTTTCCTTGCTTTAACAGCAAACACTACAGGTGCTGGAAATACTGCTATTGGTAAAGATGCTTTAAATGCAAATACTACTGCTAGTAACAATACTGCTATTGGCTTAGATGCTTTAACAGCAAACACCACAGGTGCAGGTAATACTGTTCTGGGTGCGGTTGCAGGTATATCTGTAACAACAGGCTCTAATAATTCGTTATTTGGCTATGGAGCAGGTGACGCACTTACTACAGGTGCTTCAAATGTTTCTATAGGAGCATTTTCTCTAAGTGCTGCAACTACAGCTAGTAGTAATACAGCTATAGGAACTTCAACCTTAACAAATAACACTTCAGGTATTAATAATGTTGCAATTGGTCAATCAGCTTTAACATTAAACACAACAGCTTCTCAAAACGTAGCAGTAGGTGCATTATCATTAGATGCAAACACTACTGGTGCTAATAACGTGGCAGTTGGTTATGGTTCTTTAACCACCAATTCAACAGCAGATAACAACACCGCAGTTGGTAACTTTGCTTTAGCATTAAACACTACAGGTGGTAATAATACAGCTATAGGTTCAGCAGCTTTAGATGCTTGTAGCACAGGCTCTAATAATACAGCATTAGGTAATACAGCATTAGGAAGTTTAACAACAGCAAGTAGTATTACTGCGGTAGGTAATGGAGCAGGTTCATCATTAACTACTGGTGCTACTTCTGTGTTTGTAGGTGATGGAGCAGGAAATAGTGTAACAACTGGTACTCATAATACAATTATAGGTGCTAATGCAGGTCAAGATTTAGTAGACGGAACTTCTAATACTTTTGTAGGAGAAGAAGCAGGACAAAATGTTACTGGCGATGCTAATACATTTTTAGGTGCTTTTGCAGGTGAAAATGCTAATTCTGTAAATAATTGTATTGGTATAGGCAGAGCTGCAATGTTAGGTGTAGATGGAAGTACAACAGCCAATAATAATATAGCTATTGGTTATAACGCTATGTTGGCTGTTACTACAGGTAGTGAAAATACTGGTGTAGGTAACTTAACTTTAGACGCATTAACTACAGGTGCTAATAATATAGCTATGGGTTATAACGCTTTGTCAGAAAATACTTCAGGTACAAGAAATAATGCTTTAGGTGCGTATGCTGGAGATTCAATTACAACAGGTAGTTATAACGTAGCTATTGGTTACAGTTCATTAGGTATCAACACTACTGGAAATTCAAATACAGCCGTAGGTGATAACACCCTAGGTAATAATACAGCAAGTAACAATACTGCTATTGGTGAAAACTCAATGGCTGCTAATACATCAGGTGCAAACAATGTTGCTCTTGGATGGGCATCTTTAGATGCTAATACAACCGCAGATAACAACACAGCAGTAGGAGCAGCAGCATTATCTGCAAACACTACAGGTGCTAATAACACTTCTGTTGGTAATCAGTCATTAGCAGCAAACACAACTGGTGGTGCAAATGTTGGTATAGGTAATCAAGCTTTAGCATTAAATACCACTGGTGGTAGTAATACAGGTTTAGGAAGATATGCTTTACTTAACAATACTACAGCTAGTTATAATACAGGAGTTGGTCGTTCAGCTTTACAAGAAACTACAACAGGTGCTAACAACACAGGACTAGGTTATAGAGCTTTATATCTAAACACTACAGGTACTGGTAACCTTGCTTTGGGATATCATGCTCTTGATGCAAATACAACGGGTAGTAATAATACTGCGGTTGGTACAGGTGCATTAACATCTAATACCACAGCAAGTAATAACCATGCTTTCGGTAATGGTGCATTAGAAAGTAACACAACTGGTATTTATAACTCTGCTTTTGGTCAGTCATCTTTAAATAACAATACTGTAGGAACAGAAAATACTGCTATGGGTTTTGCTTGTATGGCAGCAAACACAACTGGAGCTGCAAATACTGCTGTTGGTTATAACGCTTTAGCTGCAAACACTACAGGTCAAAGAAATACTGCTATTGGTGACCAAGCATTAGATGCTAATACAGATGCAAATGATAATACAGCAGTCGGTTATCTATCACTATCAGCAAACACTTCAGGTGACGGAAATACTGCTGTTGGGGTAAGAGCACTGGAAGTAAATACTACTGGTGGAAATCAAACTGCCATAGGTATGGATGCTTTAGAAACTTGTACTACTGGTAGTGGTAATACTACTGTTGGTAGACAATCATTACAATATTCTACAACTGCTGCTAATAATATTGCTATGGGTTATGCTGCTGCTAGAAATGTTACAACAGGAAGTCAAAATGTTGTTTTAGGTAGAAGTTCTGGTGCAAGTTTAACAACTGGCGATTCATGTATACTTATTGGTTATGAAGCAAATGTAAGTGGTGCTTCTAATTCAGAATTAGTTATAGGTAATTCAGTTGTAGGTAAAGGTAATAATACAGGTCTTATCTATCCTCCTGGTGGTGGCGGCATTTATAATGCAGCTAACACTACTACTTGGGCACAAACTTCTGATGAAAGAATTAAAAAGAACATAAAAAATAATACAACTGGTCTTGATGTTATAAATCAAATTAAAGTTAGAAATTTTGAATATAGAACTGAAGATGAAATAACAGAAGTACCTAGTGAAGCAGCTATTGATAAAGAAGGCGTACAACTAGGAGTTATAGCTCAAGAAATTGAAACAATTTTACCTGACGTAGTTACTGAAGAGTCAACAGGTGTTAAATCTGTAAACCCAGATAATATAACTTGGTATTTGGTAAACGCAGTAAAAGAACTGTCTACTCAAGTAGATGAATTAAAAGCCGAAATACAAACTTTAAAAGGAGAATAATTATGGCACAAACAGTAACAGAAGTCCTCACAGCAGGAACTGATAGCGTAAACTTAATTGACGGTGTAAAAGCTGGAACTTGGAGCGTTGAAGGAATGACACAAGCTGAAATAAATGAGATGGTTCAAAGAAACGTAGACCATTTAGAAACTATTTTAGAATATGCACCTGTCGATTCAGCTGACGAAACTCCAGATGTAAAAGGTGCAGCAGATAGTAAAAAAACTACTCACGTTGCAGCTATTGCTACTGGTAAAGCATACATATCAGCAAATAGTTAAGTTTAATAAACCATCACCTAAGGAGGTGCACTAATGCAAAAAGAAGAAAACAAAGCCGTCATTGGCGATAACGAAATTCTAGAAACAGAAATGACTGAGGAGCAAAAATATTTGGCTAATCAAATAACTGATTTAAGAAATAAAAAAGCTAAAATCCAATTCGATTTAGACCAAATACAAGCAGCCCTAACTGTTTTTGAAAACACTTTTATAGCTTCAACAAAAGAGGAAGCAGATAAAGTTCTAGATAAAAAAGAGGAGAAATAATGACTAAGTATATGTATTTATTGTTACCTATTTTTATAACATCTTGTGCAAGTGTAGGAGCTGTTATAGATGGAGGTAAAGACCTTACGATGAGTGTTGTAGATTCAACTGTAAAAACAGCAGGGAAAATGACTAACGCTGTTTTAGATGATGTTAGTTCAGTTGTTGATACTGTAGGTGATTCTGTAGGTGAAGTAGTTGATACTGTAGTAGAAGAAATCGACGAACAAACTAATGAACTTCAGAATCCTGAAGAAGAAAAACAGGAGAAATAAATGGCAGATTTAATTATGTGGATAACATCCATTGTTACTATTGCTTCTATTGTAGCTGCTTCAACACCTACTCCGAAAGATGATGTTTGGATAGGTAAGTTGTATAAGTTTATAGACTTATTAGCCTTGAACATAGGAAAAGCAAAGGAAAAATAATGCCTACTGTCAAGGACGCATTAGCAGAGCTTAACGCACATGAAAGAGAGTGTGCTATTCGTTACGAGTATATAGAAAAACGTCTAGACGAAGGCTCTGCAAAATTTAAAAGATTAGAAATGCTCCTTTGGGGAATATACCCGTTTATAGTAGGTTCAATCATTCTTACTAAGTTTCTATAGGAGGATTACGTGCCTCTTCAAAAGCTTTTATTTAAACCAGGAATAAATAAAGAAGCAACTGATTACGCTAGTGAGGGTGGTTGGGTAAATTCTAATTTAGTTCGTTTTCGTAAAGGTTTACCAGAAAAAATAGGTGGCTGGGTTAAGGCTAGCACTAACACTTTTAAAGCTACAGGACGAGCACTTCATGCTTGGGTAGACCTGCAAGGAACTAAATATTTAGGGTTAGGAACTACTTGGAAATATTATGTCGTAGACGGTTCATCTTTTAATGATGTAACGCCAATACGTTCTACCACAGCTGCAGGAGACGTGACGTTTGCTGCAACTAATGGTTCTTCAACTATTACCGTAACAGACACTGCACATGGAGCTGTTGCAAATGATTTTGTTACTTTTAGTGCAGCAGCTTCTTTAGGCGGCAATATAACAGCCGCAGTTTTAAATCAAGAATATCAAATTGTTACTGTAACAACAAATACATATACCATTGTAGCTAAAGATACTAGCGGAACAGAAGTTAGTGCAAACAGCTCAGATACTGGAAATGGCGGCAGTAACACAGTAGGTACTTATCAAATAAACGTGGGACTTGATGTTTACGTTCCTTCTACAGGTTGGGGTTCTGATTACTGGGGAGCAGGAACTTGGGGTAGTGTTTCACCACTAGACGCCGCTAATCAGTTAAGGGTTTGGTCTCATGATAATTTTGGCGAAGACTTAGTTATAAACGCACGTGGAGCAGGTATTTTTTATTGGGATGAAACTAATGGAGTGGAAACAAGAGCTGTTGCTTTATCTGATTTATCAGGAGCTAACTTAACCCCCACATTAGCCTTACAAGTTATGGTTTCGGATGTAGACAGACACGTCATTTGTTTCGGAGCAGACCCTATAAACGATTCAGGCACAGCTAGAACAGGAGCAATAGACCCTATGTTCATAGCTTGGAGCGACCAAGAAAACGTAGAACAATGGGAACCGTTGTCTACTAATACAGCAGGTTCGTTTAGACTTTCAGCAGGTTCTGCAATCGTTGGAGCTGTTAGAGCAAGACAAGAAACACTAATATGGACAGATACGTCGTTATATTCTATGACTTTTGTTGGTCAGCCTTTTACTTTTTCAATTAATTTAGTTAATGAAGGAGTTGGGTTAGTTGGACCTAACGCTATGATAAACACACCTAAGGGAGTGTTTTGGATGGATAAAAAAGGTTTTTACGCGTATTCGGGAAGTATACAACAACTCCCATGTACTGTAGATAACTATGTATTTTCTGATTTAAACCAAACACAAAGTTATCAGATATTTGGTTTTGTAAATAAAGCTTTTGATGAAGTAGGTTGGTTTTATTGTTCTGCTGATAGTAATGTTATCGATAGGTATGTTACTTATAATTACGAAGAAAACATATGGATGATAGGAAACCTTTCTAGAACTTGTTGGTTAGACGAAGGCATTTTTAGTGACCCTAAAGCAACGTATACAACTAACTACACAGGTTATTTGTTTAATCACGAAACAGGTAATGATGACGACGGTTCAGCAATGACTAATGTTTTTATAGAATCTGCTGATTTTGATTTAGGTGAAGGAGACCAATATCAAGCTATTAGTAGAATAATTCCTGATGTTAAATTTACAGGTTCAGGCAGTACAGGAGCTGACGGTCAAACAGTAGACATAGTTTTAAAAAGAAGAAACTTTCCTGGAGAAGAACTTACTACCGCAGTTACAAGTGCCTGTACTTCTGTAACGACTAAAATAGATACAAGAGCTAGAGGAAGACAAGCTGTGCTAAGAGTTCAATCTAATGACACTAACACCAACGATACAGGAATGGGTTTTAGACTAGGGGCAACACGTATAGATATTAAACCTGATGGAATGCGATAATGTCTAAATTATTAGAAACAAAACTTCCTGTAGCTATAGGACCCATTACTTCAGAAATTTTCAATAGATTGGTTAGGGTTTTAGAGTTAAGTTTAAATAAGGTTGATGTTAATTCAACTATAAATGTTAATGAATCACAAAGGAATATAAACCAATTTAATAGTGGCGACCTTATTTGGAATTTAAGTACACAACAACTACAGTTATGGACGGGAGAACAATGGTCAGATATTTATTCGGGAACAGAAAAAGGAGTTCAGGGAGTAGCGTCTCTTGGGCAAGTAAGTGTGTCAACTGGTGGAGACACAACAGTAAAAATATTGTAAGAGGTGACACTATGGATTTAAAAAAGCTACAAGAAGAATTAACTTTTGACGAAGGATGTATAGATAAAATATATCTAGACCATTTAGGATATCCTACGTTTGGAATAGGACATTTGATATTAGAAACAGACCCTGAACACGGACAAGACGTAGATACACCTGTTTCTAAAGAAAGAATAGATGAATGTTTTGAAAACGATATACAAAACGTTATAAACGATTTAGATAGAAACTTAGTTTGGTGGAAAGATTTACCAGAAGATTTACAAAGAGTTATGGCTAATATGTGTTTTAATTTAGGTATTACAAGGTTACTAAAATTTAAAAAGTTTTTAGGTGCGATGGAAGACCGTAACTGGGATAAAGCCGCAGTTGAAATGTTAGATAGTCGTTGGGCTATACAAGTAGGTCCACGAGCTATAAGATTAAAAGATAGAGTTTTAAAGCAAGGAGAAAACTTATGATGAAAAGAGCAAAAGGCTATAAAAGAGGTGGAGCAATCAAAAGCTCAAAATACAAAAAGAAAGGTGGTTCTAAGAAAAGAACAATGAAAAGAAAATCTTCTAAAAAGAAGTAAGTGCCTCATCTTATAAGCAATATCCCACATTTTAAATGCTGGGTACGTAGAGAATTTACCGCAAATCATTCTAGATATCACGGCGAGTTTCTTCACGCTATTGCTTTCGCAGTAAACACAATACCAGATAGGTCGTTAAGTTTTCAAGTTGTTTTTACAGGTTGTGAAACTGAATACGACGATTGGGACGAAGGTAATATACACGGCGGTGCCATGTGGGCACGTATGCCGATTCAAGGTCTAATAGCTGACATACCTGTAGAGGAATGGGCGGTTCCTATGGAAGACCATTTAGCACAGCCTTGGGATTGTGAATCTAGGGAACACTCAGTAATTGTTATGGATAGGGTTAGTTCTAGTCCATGGCTTTGCAAAATTGACGGAAAGTTTTATACTGGTAAGTATATGTTTACAGTAGATTATACAAATAATGCTATTGCAGACTGTCCTGCACAACACAAACAGTCTCATGTATTATATATAACAGAAGATTGTGAATGGAAAGGTAACTTAGTTGCTTTACCAAATAACAGAGTAAGGGCTACAAGTCCTGCTTTATGGGTAACTGGTGAAGGTGCTCCAGATTTTGTTCCATCACAACACGTGCATTCTGCAGAAGGGCATGAAAGTTATTTAGACCCTTCTATAACTTTTAATAATTTATACGAGGATTAATTATGGCAGCAAAGAAAAAATCAAGTAGCAAGTACCACACTACTAAAGACGGTAGACGTGCTAAGAAAGGTTTATGGTATAACATAAACAAAAGGAAAAAAGCTGGAACAAGTAGACCAGGAAAAGGAACGGTCAGTGATAAAGCTATAAAGCGTTCTAGAAAAACAACTAAGAAAAAAGTTACTAGGAAAAAGAAATAATGCCTAGGAAAAAAGAAAAGTCAATAAAACGTACCACTAAAGGCAAAGGAGCTAATTACAGACCTACTAAAAAAGGTGCGGGCATGACTAAAAAAGGTATTGCTGCATATAAAAGAAAAAATCCTGGTTCTAAATTAAAAGGAGCTGTAACAGGTAAGGTTAAAAAAGGAAGCAAAGCCGCAAAAAGAAGAAAGTCTTACTGTGCTAGAAGTGCAGGACAAATGAAAAAGTTTCCTAAAGCAGCAAAAAACCCTAACTCAAGATTACGTCAAGCACGTAAAAGGTGGAAATGTTAAATGGCTAAAAAAGCACCTGATGCCTTTGTATATAATGCAACACTAGAACGTATTGTAGACGGTGATACTTTTGATTGTTGTTTAGATTTAGGTTTTGATGTTAAGTTACATAAACAACGTGTCAGACTTGCAGGCATAGATACACCTGAATCAAGAACACGAGATAAAGCAGAAAAAGTATTAGGTCTTGCAGCTAAAGAAAGACTAAAAGAACTTTGTGTAGGAAAAATAAAAGTAAAATCATTAGGTAAAGGCAAGTATGGTCGTATATTAGGAATACCTTATACTGAAAAAGGTAAAGATATTTGTGAAATGCTTATAAAAGAAGGTCATGCCGTAGAGTATCACGGCGGCACTAAAACTAAAGTCTGGGGTGATTATTAATGGATTCTGCTGTTACTTTAATACAAGAAGTTGGTTTTCCAATAGCAGCAGCAGGTGCATTAGGTTGGTTTATATATAAACTTATAATGCGTATTGTAGACGGTATGGAAAGTAAGTTAGACGTAGTTGACGAAAAAGTTGCTGGTCAAATAACTCAGTTAGAGGAAAGACTAGGCGGTAAACTTGATTCACAACACGGTATTTTAGTAGCCTTGATAGACAGAATTAGAAGTCTTGATAATGAAATCATAAGACAAGATACTATGATTAAAACTATACTAGGAGTTCCTCATATAATAAACCAAGATAAAATAGCTAAAGCGGATAGAGAAGACCAAAGAAAAGATTAATGAAAAAAGTATATATAACAGAGTTTAGAGTAGGAGATACCATATACGACGGTCCTTTTATATGTGCAAACAGTTTTGAAGAAGCAGACTTAGAAGCAGAAGCTTATGGTGTAGTTATTGTAGCAGAAGCTAAAGTAATTGTGGGTATAGACGGCACTGAAGAAAAAGAAAGAATTTTGCATTAGGAGGAACTTTAATGGGAAAACGAAAAACATCCGAACAAGAAAAAGATAGAATACTTTGGACTATTATGGTTATTGGAATAATTTTAATTATTGGTATTTTTGTAGAAAATATTAAAGCAGACCAAATAGTTCATAAATTCAAATCTCCAAGTTTTAATGGCGTTGGTACATCCTCACATTACCTAACCATAGAAAACCAAGAGTTTTCTCGTAAACTAACAATAAAGGAAGAAATAAAAGCATTACAAGAAGAAATAGAAAGAGAAAAAGAAAATAGTACATTAGCTAGATTCATGAGGAATCTTGAATCGAGAGTTTACGCAGAACTTTCTAGACAGCTTGTAAATAACCTCTTTGGTGAAACACCGTCTGATTCAGGTACAATAACTCTTGAAGGCAACACTATCGAATATACAAGTGATGGTGTAACACTAACACTAAAGATTACTGAGGCGGATGGGACAATTACGGAGATTACAATTCCTATTGGTACTTTTACTTTCTAGTTGTTCTATATTAGACCAAGTTGAAGATACGTACGAACATAGGTTTCAAAAACATAACGTTGTAACTATACAAGATTTACAATCTGTCGATTTACGTAATGTAGCTATTCCTAAAGTAAGTCCTGTTGTTGCTGTATATCCTACAGCTTTTACAGACCAAACAGGTCAGCGTAAAAGCAATAGTGAATTTGCTTTATTCAGTACAGCTATAACACAACAACCTAACGCATTACTTATTCGTGCATTAAAACACGCAGGTAACGGTGATTTTTTTAGAGTTGTAGAAAGAGTAGGTTTAGATAACCTTACAAAAGAAAGACAGCTTATACGCTCAGCTAGAGAACAGTTTGCTAGTGATGAAGAAAAGAAAAAACAATTAGCTCCCTTGTTGTTTGCAGGTATTTTAATAGAAGGAGCTGTTATTAGTTACGAAGCTAACCTAGAGTCTGGAGGTGCGGGAGCTAGATACTTAGGTATTGGAAACAGTATTCAATACAGAGAGGACAATATAACAGTTAGTTTACGTATGGTTTCTGTAGCTACAGGCGAAGTCTTATTAGAAGTTTTAAGTCAAAAAACTATATTTAGTTACGGTAAATCAGAAGATGTCTTTAGGTTTATAGAAGCTGGAACAGAACTAGTAGAAATAGAATTAGGTAATGCTAGAAATGAATCTTCTACTATTGCTTTAATGAAAGCTATAGAAGGTGCTGTACTAGAAATAGTAAAACTTGGTTACGACAAAGGTTACTGGGTTTTACAAAATAAAGAAAACGAGGTAGAATGAGATTATGATGATGAAGAAGTGCATACAGTTTATGTTATGTCTTGCTTTATTTCCTCTGTACGCGGCGGATAATGAGATATATGTAGACCAGTCTGGAACTGGAGCAAACATAGATTTAGAACAACTCGGTATATCTAATATTATTGGTGGACTAAACTCAACCGCAGGTAGCGTAAATCCTTTTGATTTAGACGGAACAAGTATGACTCTTGACATCAACATGATTGGTGCAACTAATAAGTTTCTCGGTGATATATTCGCTGACAGTTTTACTGGTTTTTATGAATTCACAGGTGGGACTAACAGCTTCACAATACAGGTAGACCCTACCGACACCTACAGTTCTGATAGCTCTAACCAAAACGTACAAGTTACAGGTAGCGGTAATACTTTTACTTTAAATCAAGGAACTACAGCAATAGCAGCTTCTCTTGACTTAGATTGGATTATTCAGGGGTCTAATAATACTGTTACATCAAACATTAACATCGATAACGCTACAAACTATATGGATATAGACGGTTCAGATAACACCGTTACTTATACAGGCACAGGCGTAAATGCATCCGCAGGTGGTTATTTTTATTTAGACCATACTGGAGGTTCAAGAACATTTAATATTCAACAACTAAGTACGCAAGATAATGACTGGCTTAAAATTATTTCAGTCGGTGGCACTGCTTCTTCTACTGTGTGTGTCATTCAAAACGACCAAGGCACTAGCACAAGCTGTTGATATTGGAGACATATCTGAACTAAACGGTTCAGCACAAATAGTAAGAGACAAGTCATACGACGCTAACCTAAAATTCGCTATACAAAGTAATGACGAAGCTATTACTAAAGATGGCAGAATGGCTATCACCTTTCTTGATGATTCTGTAGTAAAATTAACTGAACACTCGCAATTACTTATAGATGAATATATTTATGACCCAGACCCTAGTAAATCTAAAATGGCTATCACCTTTGGTTTGGGTACGGCTAGATTTATTACTGGTAATCTAAACCGTATAGATAAACAAAACATTCAACTTAAAACACCCACAGCTAATATTGCAATTAGAGGCACAGATTTTACTGCTACAGTAGATGAGCTAGGACGTAGTTTGATTATACTGCTCCCTGACGCACTAGGTCTTTCTAGTGGTGAAATAGAGGTGGTAACAGCTATGGGTACGGTTGTCCTTAATAAACCGTACGAAGCAACTACTGTTAGTGTATTCGAGTCTGCACCAACAAAACCTGTTATCTTAGATTTAACCTTAGATGTTATTGACAATATGCTTATAGTTACACCGCCTAAAGAAGAACAACGTATAGAAGAAGAAACCACAACTGTTCAAACAGATAGTGTTTTAGATTTTAATGACTTAGATATTGATTACTTAGCAGAAGATTACTTAGCAGAAGATGAACTAGAGTTTACAGAACTAGATATAAATTATCTTGACGTAAATTATTTAGAAGATTTATTAAATGTTCTAGATGCACTAGCTATAGCAGAGGAAGAAGATGTACTAGCACAAGCTACAAGTACACAAATAACAGGAACATCATTAGGCAAAGACCCAGATACTCAAATAACAACATTAATAACAGGAAATGTAATTAGTTTACGAAGACAAGTAAACGAAAGCGTAAGAGTGGATTTGAACGGTAGTGATGCGTATACCGTAATTTTGATACAAGACGGAGTATCTAATATAATCAAAGTGAACGGAGGAAGCGATAGTGTTATAACTATTACGCAAAACGATGGATGAAAAAACTTCTTATAATACCCTTACTATTAATTCTAGCACTGCCTTTAGTATTTCAATCAACACCTACAGAAATATTAAAACTTAAAGTATTTGATACATTTATAAAACAACAAGAACCTTCTGGTAATTTTGTTATTCTTAATATTACAGAAGAAGATGTAGAACGTGAAGGCGGTTACCCACTGCCTAGAAAAAGATTAGCGGACATACAATTAAAAATATTAGGCAAAGGAGCTCTTGGTGTTGGTTGGGTAATTAGTTTTCCACAGCCTGATAGACTTATAGGTGATGAAGATTTTGCTAGGTCTTTAGGTTATGCTCCTAGTGTTATTGCTATGTTTGAAACACCTAATAATAAATACCCTAAAACTACAGGAACTGTAATAAAGGGTGAAGATATCGGTGGTATACTAACACAGGGAGTCAAGGAAAATTTCTACGCCTACGAAGATATACTACAAGGAATTGCCAGTGCTCCCACCGAAGTAGACCAACTAGTTAGACGAGTTCCTTTACTATTACGAACACCTGATGGTTGGGTAGCTTCTTTCGGCACACAAATATATAAAGCATTATTCGGTGTAAAAAGCTACATCATAACTACAAATGAAAACGGTATACAAGAAATAGCTATACGAGGTATACCGCCTGTCAAAACAGATAGTCTTGGTCGTAAATGGGTTAGTTGGGTAGATACACCACAAACAAATTTACAAGAAATGGATGTAAACGGTAAGTTTGTGTTTGTAGGTGTAACCGCTAACGGCGTTATGCCACAGGTTGCTACACCAGTTGGTTTACTAGAACCACATAAAATACAAGCAGCACTAGCAGAGTCTCTTTTAATTCAAGATAGTCCTTTTATACCAGATTACGCCCTAGCTTTAGAACTACTTATTTTCATAGCGTCTGTAGGGCTCGTATGGGCGTTTATAAGCTATTTAGGGATAACTTGGGGTATAAGTCTAGCTTTACTTACGATGGGTTTAACGGGCTTATACGGTTATTACACGATATCTACAGGTGTTTTAATAGATGTTACGTGGTCTTTAGTTTCACAATTTATTACTGGAGCTATAGCTTTCTACCTACGTTTTAGAGAACAGTATAAACTAAGACAACAAATCAAGAAACAATTTGAGCATTACTTAGACCCACGACAAGTTAAACGTTTACAAAAAGACCCAAGTTTGTTAAAACTAGGTGGAGAAAAAAGACGTTGTACATTTTTATTCACAGACGTCAGAGGTTTTACAGCACTTTCAGAAACATTACCACCAGAAGAAGTAACTAAGATTATGAACAAAGCCTTAACTATACAGTCAGACGCAGTACAAAAACATGGCGGTATGGTAGATAAATATATCGGTGATGCAATGATGGCTATATTTAATGCACCAATGGATTTACAACACCACGAACACATAGCTGTTACTTGTGCTAAAGAAATACAAGATAATATTATAAAAGCAGATATCGGCGTAGCTATTGGAGTAGGAGTTAATACAGGAGAAGCAGTTATTGGCAACATGGGTAGCGATACTAGGTTTGATTATTCAGCTATAGGAGACGCTGTAAACACAGCAGCTAGGCTAGAGTCTGGAACTAAAGAAGCAGGTGTAGACATACTAATAGGCGAAGAAACTGAAAAATATTGTGGGGTACAGTTAAAAGCATTAAAACCAATAAAAGTAAAAGGTAAACAAAAACCTTTAAAAATATACACTTTTTGATATATAATCAGTATATCAGCCATTGTGCTGCAGCTTACGGGGTGAGCTTTAACTCGCAAATACGTGGCAACACGCTGGAGAAACAATGACTGGAGTAGATAAGAAGACATATCTGAAGAAAAAAGGGAGCCGTTCGGACTTCTACATATATACGTCTAAAGGAAAGAAAATAAAATCAAGGAGCCGTTTCTAATGGCTTTAACTGAATTAAAGACAACAGATAATTTTACATACACAGATGTTTGTGAGTTCCTAGAACATAAAGAAAATAAACTTAATTTTCAAAATAAAGTAAAACAATTTGAAAAAGCTTTAGCAGACTACGCAACAGAAATTAATCAAGATAAAGACTTACCCGCTTATCAAGGATATGAAGAAGGCTATGTTAAACATAGTTTTGCAGACGGTCAATACATAAGAGCTATTACTATGCCTAAAGGAATGGTTATAGCAACTAAAATACATAACCAAAACCACCCGTTTTTTGTAATGAAAGGCAAGTGTTCTGTATATAGTGAAAAAGGAACAGAAACTATAGAGGCTCCGTATCACGGAATAACTGATTCAGGAACAAAAAGACTTTTATATATACACGAAGAATGTGTTTGGGTGACTGTGCATTGTACAGATAAATTAACTTTAGCAGAAGTGGAAGAAGAATGTATTGCTAAAGACTTTGAAAAAGAATTTTTACCAGTCGATACAAAACAGATAGATAAACTTATCGACCAAATAAGGAGCATATAGTATGGCATGGGTAGCAACAGCAATAGTAGGAGGAACGCTTTTAGCAGGAAAAATTCAGTCTAATAGAACAAAAGACCCTAAAGCTGCTATTGGAAGTGGAACAGCTCCAACACTACAACCTGGAGAGGGAGGAGGGTTTACACCGATTGAAGGAAGTGAGTTAAATACTTTTGGCGATTTCGAATATGAAAATATGGCTGAACCTGAACTAGACCAAGAAGCTCAATTACTAGCTATGTTACAACAAGCAGGAGTAAGTCCTGAAGAATTAGGTATAACAGGTCTTGCTTTTGGAGGAAAAATTGACCATAAAGCAAATGGTGGTGGGATAGGTGCTTTGTTGTCAAATAAAGAAGAACTAGAAAAACTAAAAGAAATGATAACAAGTTTACCAGACCGTCCTAACACGGATGTGATAGATTTTACTTCTATTGAAGAACCTGACTTAGGTGATATTATGGTAGAACAATTAGAAGTTGATGCTGGAAGTTTAGTTCCTAGTATTGACCCGCCCGACGTACCTTTAACAGAAGTACCTACAGGTCTTGAAAATATGAAAATAGGGGTAGAAAATTTTGCTGAAGCGAATCCTCAACTATTTAACGCAGGTATAGGAGCCTTAGGACAAGTTTTAACAGCTTTATTAGTAGACATGCCTGAACCTAAAGGCAGTATGGTTAGAACACAAACACTTCCAGGAAATGCAGCAAGAAGAAGAAACCAATTACAAAATATATCACCTATAGGTGGCTCAACTGTTGACTTCGCAGCTGATGGCAAAGTATTACAAAGACCAATGTTTATGCCTAACGGAGGTCCTATGAACGGTCCAGGTGGTCCAAAAGATGATTTAATACCAGTAATGGCAAGTAACGGAGAGTATATGTTATCAAAAGCGGCAGTAGATGCGGCAGGTGGCGGCAGCCATGCTAAAGGAGTTGCTGTCTTAGATAAATTTAACAAAATGGGAAATAAGAGATATGGCGTCTAGAGAAGAACAAGAATATTCCAGTCAAGCCCCCGCCCCCTATATAGGGCAGTTTTTACAACAGGATATATTTCCTTTTGCACAACAGTTTTTAAGACAACAGTTCCAAAACTTAGGCGAAGCTGATTCAAGTCCGTTTACTTATACAGGGCAAAGGGTTGCTGATTTTGACCCTAGAGAACTGTATGGTATGGAACTTGCTGATTCAGCGATTGGTAGTTACAGACCGTACTTAGGTGCACAAGCTGATTTACTAGACGAAGCGGCAGGGATATCTAGAGGAGCATTAGCTAGAGGACAAGATGAAATAACCGCAGGACTAGGTGCTGGTAGAGGATTAGCAGGTTTAGGTGCTGACCTTACTAGAGGAGCTACGTTTGACACAGCAGGTAGAGATTTATTAGCAGGAGCACAACAAAGACAATCAGGCAGAGGTCTTATAGAAGGAGCAAGGTTCGGTCAATCAGGCAGAGGTTATCTACAAGGTGGAGTGCCTTCGTTTAGTGAAGCACAAGCATTAACAAGAGCAGGAGCACCTAATTTAGATTTAGCTAGAATGGAAACAGCAGCAGCTAGACCACAGTTCGGTGGTGCTAGGGCTGGTTTTGCAGGTGCTAGAGCAGAAACTTTAGGAGCAAGACCAGATTTTAGAGGTGCTACAGGAACATTAGGTAGAGCAGAACAAACAGGTTATGGTTCTGCAGGTAGTTTTGACCCCAGAGGTATAGCAAGTTTTTATAATCCTTTTGAAGAAGATGTAGTACAACAAACATTAAAAGACGTTAGAGAAGGATTAGCTAAAAGTGATATGGGTCTTAGAGACGAAGCTGTTAGCGGAGGAGCTTTCGGCGGTTCAAGGTCAAGATTAAGACGTGACGAACTAGCAGAAAATGTTGCAAGAGGAGCAGCAGAACAAGTAGGGGCTATTCGTAGTGGTGGTTATTCTGACGCGGCTAATAGAGCACAACAAGCATTCGAAGCACAACAACAAAGACAAGCAGGTCTTGCAGGATTACAATCTAATATAGCAGGACAGCTAGGCGGTTTCGCAGGTCAAGAAGCACAAACTGCATTAGGCAGAGCTTCGCAGTTAGGTAATCTAGCAGGTCAAGAAGCAGGATTAGCAGGTCAAGAATCTCAAGCAGCATTAGCAAGAGGCAGACAGTTTGGCGACCTTTCTACAACAGAAGCTCAAAACCAATTAGCTAGAGCTTCACAACTAGGAAGTTTAGAAGCACAACAAGCACAAGCTAAATTAGCAACAGGTCAAGCGTTAAATGCTTCTGAACTACAAGCTATACAAAACGCTATGAATAGAGGTCAAGCACTTAATACGCTAGACCAACAACAATTCGCTAACCAACTACAACAAGGACAACAACTATCTAATATAGACCAACAAAGATTCGCTAGTCAGTTACAACAAGGTTCACAACTGGGTGCATTAGGTCAACAACAGTTCGGTATGGGACTACAAGGCGGTCAAGGATTAGCAGGACTAGGTCAACAAACAGCAGGTGCGTTAAGTGGTTTCGGTAGTCAATACGGTGGAATGGCGAGTTTATTACCACAACTACAACAACAAGATATTCAATCAATGATGGGTATGGGCGGACTAGGTAGAGGTAGACAACAGTCGCTAATGGACTTAAATTACCAAAACTTCGTAGGTCAATACAACTTACCTATGCAAACATTACAAAACGTTGGAGCACTTACAGCTTCTCTTGGACCTATGGCGGGTGGTTTCGGTTATGCAGGTGGTGCACCGACTACTAATTATAACTATACCCCATCAGGAGTTATGGGTGGCGGAATAGGAAGTTTTAGTTTTCCAACAAACCCTAACTTAGGTACATATCAAAATACAGGTCCTGGAAGTCTTCAAAATATGAATCAAGGAAAATATCAAAACTTTGTTCAACCTATGAAAGGTCCTGGAAGTTCTCAAAACCAACCTATGATAGCAACCTTAGATGTTCAACCTCAATTAAAAGCAGGTATTGGAGGTTTATATGGCTAAGTACAATCCTTTCCCAACGTTCGGAGGTAAAAACGGCATTGCAGGTATAACACCTGTTAAGTTAGCCCCGACTCAAATGAGGTTTCCAACGGCTCGTGGACCTGTTAGACGTGCACCTGAGCCAGACACATTAGAAAAAGTAGCACCGTTATTACCGTTACTTTTTGACGGTATTGGTTCAATGTTTAGTGGTAAACAAAAAGCACCTATGAACAGAGAGGCTTATTTAAAAAGTATAGGTGCTGATGTAGAAGACCCAACTAAATTACAAAGTGCACAAGCCGACGCTTATACTTTATTTGGACCACAAGAAGAAAAAGACGGTTTTGGTTTTGATGATATTTTTGATATTGTAGCTGCTAGTCAATTAGGTAGAGGTGCGAGTGATTTTGCAAAAAACACTGTAGCTTTAAACAGAGCTAAAGAACAAGATAGATTAACAAGAGAAGGAAGACGAGCAAGTTTTATACAAAAACAAGTATCACCTGATGCCTTCCAATTCTTAAACTTACAAGATACTAATAAAGCTAAAACAGGTGTTGTAGATATACGTCCAGGATATTTTGATAAAGAAACAGGTCAAACTTATATAAAAGACCCTGATAATAAAGACGCTAATGATTTTGGTTTTGTAGTAGCGGGTCAAAATTGGATAGACCCTGCTAAATTAGCTACTAGTGGTTCAACAGGTATTGATATTTACAAAGACCCTCAATATACCGAGCTTGTAAAAACTAATGCAGAAATAACTGCTAAAGACAGTGCGGTTATGGGAACATTAAACGTTGCTAATAACACAATAGAGATGTTAGACGAAGCTATTAAAGACCCTAGTAAAGCACCGACAACTGTTGTTTCTTCTTTAATGAATATGGGTAATAGTGCATTAACTAACTTTGACCAAATAGCTTCATTAAACGGTAATCGTGACCCTCTAACATATTTCAGTGCTGATGACGCAGGTGGTAGTATGTTTATAGGTAGAGGAGATAACGCTAGAGAATTATATATAGCTCTTAAATCAGGAGACGAAGAACAAATAGAACGAGCTACGGCTAATTTTGAAAACGCAACAGGAACAAACCTTAGACAAGTTATGGGTCAAGCTGCTTACGCTAACGTAGCAACTAGAGCAAATTTTTTACAATTAGCTTATATGGCAGCGGCAGCAAACGGTCAAACAGGTAGAACGCTTTCTGATAAAGACTTAGCACATCATTTGAATATAGTTGGTTTTGGTTCAACACAAGACCCTAAAGTATTGAAAGACAACTTAATACGTTTTGTTGATACTTTGGTTGGTGGAGCAGATGACCAAACACAAGTAGCTATTCCTAGAAACGGGTTACAACGTTACAATATGAATGACGAAACATTTCAGTCTATTGTTACTATGTATTATAATCCGTTGATAGGAAAAGACGCATCAGGAGCAGATACGCCTCAATGGTTAAACCACAGTGCTTATACTTACAAACCTTTTTACGAAAGATATAAAGGTGTAGGAGCAGTAGACCAGTGGCAAAAACACGACACAATGTTTTACGATAGAAAAACAAAAGGCTCAGCTAATTTAACGTCGCCTGTAAATCCATCTATAGAGCTAGATAAAGACTTAAAAGAAATAGAAAACTTATATTAATGGCTATTACGCAACAACAACTTGATGAATTTAAAGAGATGCAAGAAAAGTATGCTCTTGACTTATCAAAACAGACATTAAAAGATAACCCTAACGTTACCTACGGTCAGTTGTTGTCCCCTATGGAACTGAAAGTAGCCGCAATCATGTATAGTCCTGAACTTAAATCTAAAGCTGAAGGTATTTATTCGTCAGAAGATATGGTAAGAATAGAGAATACTATTGAATGGCAAAACAGAGTTGCTCCGTACAATAGAGCACCTATCGAATACGATATGTACGAACGTCACCCTGAGTATATGAAACAGCTTGACTATTTTAATAGTCCAGAAGGCAGGGAAAGAACTAATTTAATAAAAACACGTGGTAATTACCCTGATACGTATGAGCCCTTTAAACCTACGGAACCGATTGGATTAGAAAAAGCAAAAAAGATAGCGGCTCTTGGTTTTGACCCTGCTAATGAATTAAAATTTGAAACGTTTAAAGATGGCGTCGGCTTTAGAACGAAATTAGCGTTCGCACCTAGAAAAACAACAACAGAAGATTTTAAAAAACTAGGTGAACAATACGGTTTAACAGGAGAATATAGATATATAAACCCCAGTGACCCTTCGCTAGGTTTAGCATTTAAGCCTGAAGGCTCTGATGATTTCCAATTATTAAATACACCGTTTATGACTGATGAAGATGTGTATAATTTTGTTGTACAAGAGTTTCCTGCCATAGCGGGAGACATTGCTTTAACAGTTTACGGCAGTAAAAAGTTTACTAGTCCTTTTGGTTTAAGTGATAAAGTAAGGGGTAAAGTTGGTAAAGTTTTAGGTTTGTCTGGTTTATCAGCAGCAGGTGCAGCAGGTGGAGACTTTTTACGTTTAACTGCTGGATTAGCAATGGACGCTCACGATAGAGATTTCGATGAAATATTAAAAGAGTCAGGAATGATTGGTGCGTGGGCGTTTGGCGGTACTGCAGTTATAAGTGGAGCAGCACAAACAATACCTAAAATTTGGAAAATGATTACAGGTAAAGATGTACCCCCTAGTTTTTATGAAAAGATAGATGATGCTATGCAAGAAGCTAGAGCACAAGAACGAGGAGACGGAGCATTGGCTTCTGGAATACTTTACGGTGATGCAATATCAGTAAAAGAAATTAACGACCAAATAAACGATTTAGCTAACCGTTTTGATGTAGAGTTAAAAAACTACAACCCTACAATAGCTTCGGCTGCTGGCACACAAGGTGCTGCTGATTTAGAAACATTGTTTTTAAAATACGCAGACGACAAAGATTTAAGAGCTTTTTACAAACAAGTAAAAATAGGCAACCAAGAAGTTATTGACCGTTTCATACAAACATTAAACGAAAAGATAGGACCTTCGACATTAGGAGGTGCTACAGGTTCTACTGTTGGTGCGGGTATTAGAGAACTAGCTCAAAAAGATATAGATGCTTTTAGCGACCAAGCCTACGATATGATTGACCAAGTTAGGTTACAAGTGGGTGGTGCAGATGATGCTGCTGTTGCAGGACAGTCATTACTTAAACAAGTAGACGACCCTGATGCATCTACAGGTCCTTTATTCGAAAGACAACAAACTAGGCTATTAGAGCTTAAAAAAGATTATATCGCACCATACAACCAAGCTTGGAACAATGCTTTAGAAAACCCTCGTTATGCTGACTTAACTACAGGTGCAGGATTTACAAGAAAACCTGCTAATGAATGGATGAATTTAAGAAAAGGCGAAGCTAATAAATTGTTCCGTTCAGCTGAATCAGATGAATCTGTTAAGTTGTTATACGAACAAATACCTGCTGGAACTAAAAACACATTAAATAGATTAAGAGGTATTGGTCAAAAAGGTAAATTTGAATCACCTAATTTTACGTTAAGAGAACTTAATGATGCTAGAGTATCGTTAAACGAATTCGCTAGTACGACTAATAATTTAAAAGCAGCAAAACAAGCAAGACAATTAGAACGTGGACTAGAAGAACAAATGAATCAGTTGTTACGAGAAGGTGCTTCTGCTGAATCAGGTATACCTATTACAAGAAAAGTAGAATTAGAAAACTGGATGACACAAAATAAATACGGTGATGATTTAAGACTAGCTTGGTCAGAACAAAAAGAAGCTATACAGTTAGCTAATTCACAAGCAGTACGTTCTATATTAGAACAAAGACCTGAAAAAGTTGCAGATTATTTATTTAATACT